GGCATTGACTTCACTTGTTCGTAACACAGTTAACATGATTGGTTCGCTTAACGTAGGCTTAGTATGTACTAACCACACTTATGCATCACAGGATATGTTTGATCCAGATGATAAGATTAGTGGTGGTAGTGGCTTTATCTATGCATCAAGTATTGTTGTTGCGATGAAAAAGTTGAAACTAAAAGAAGATGAAGCAGGTAATAAGATCTCGGAAGTTATGGGCATCCGTGCTGGTTGTAAAGTAATGAAGACACGCTATGCAAAACCTTTCGAAGGTGTGCAGGTTAAGATTCCTTATGAAACTGGTATGAATCCATACAGTGGTCTTATTGAATTATTTGAGAAAAAAGGCTTGTTGACAAAACAAGGCAATCGACTCAAGTATGTCAATCTTGCAGGTGAGGAAGTACTCGAGTACCGCAAAGCATGGATGGTTGGCGAAAAACTTGATTTGATTATGTCAGAATATGACGAAAAAACAGCTCCGGTGGTAAATACCGACGAAGTTGATTTAGAACAAGCAACTGTAGATCAAATTGAGGAAGCAACTGCCAATGAATGAAGAACACATTAGTGACATCTGGACGATGTTCAAAGAATATACAGATAAGAAACAAATGGATCTTGTCGCTGAAAAGTATGTCGATTTGTTAGCCGATTATGGTGTCAGTGATGAAACTTTTAAAGAAGTTATCGGTACAGATTCATATCTAGACGAAGCAATTACTTATTACTTAGATTTAGATAATATAGACGATGACGAAGAAGAGTGGGATGAGTAATGGGTTGGTATAGCGAAGTATCACGAGACATTTCTAAGATACCGAGTGCTGTACAGTACTTCGAAAACGAACTAATACAAGGTCGTTTAGATGTAAAACTCAAAGGCAATGTTGAACGTGCTGCCGCAGAAATGCCCGGCATCGTTGAACAGCGTTTTAACCAACTTCAAGAAATTGAAGCAATCCTGCACTACTTAAATATCGAGCTACGTAGATTGCGTAGCTCGTACTTTAAGAAATATCTTGAGAACTATCAACGAGCTCTGTCAAGCCGTGACGTTGAAAAATACGTCGACGGTGAGGCAGACGTTGTTGACTATGAAAAGATTATTAATGAGTTTGCACTAATGCGCAACAAGTGGTTAGGTCTATTAAAAGGTTTAGATCAGAAGCAATGGCAAATTACTAATGTTGTAAAACTTAGAGTAGCTGGGATGGAAGATGCTAGTCTATAAATACTGTAAGGAGAAGCCATGGAAAATTTTAAATACTTAATAGACAAGATTTATGATACTGATTTTACTAGGGAACCATTTAGATTTATCTATGTAGAAGACTTTTTTACACAAGATCACTTCGAACGTATAACAGCATGTAAACAGATCAATGTACCTCAGTTTGATAGTTCTGAGCATATGTGTTCAGAACTTGCAACTACATACAAATACAAGCCGCAACCATTTCCGGGGTGTACTACAAGTGTACAGTCTTATTTAGAATGGTATAATAATCAAGACAAAGGTAAAGGTGTAGGAAACCAAGATCTGTTAGAAGGATACGGGATAGCGTTTAGACTGAAGCATTATCAAGATAGTATTTTAGAAGAGCTTGTTGCATTTTTTAACAGCGATTCTTGGCACAAATGTATTAAGAAAAAATTTAAAAAGACAGGCGAAACAAGTGTAGATACTGCAATACAAAAATATGTATCAGGTTATGAAATAAGTCCACACCCGGATATTAGACGTAAATGTGCTACATATATGATCAATATTAATACTGCTCCTGAAGCAGAGCACTTAGGGTTGCACACACACTTTATGACATTTAATGATGACAAAAAGTGGATCGCTGAACAATGGCGTGATAAACAAGACCAAGATACTTGTTGGGTACCTTGGGATTGGGCAACTACAAATTATGAACATAGTAAAAACAATTCTATTACAATGTTTGCACCAGACTATAATACGTTACATGCTGTAAAGTTAAAGTACGACCATACTAAACTTCAGCGTACACAAGTGTATGGTAATTTATGGTACACTGGCGACAGTAGACCAAAAGTAAAAAAATCTAATTGGAAAAGTTTATAAAATGAAAACATATAAACGAAAAGAAGATAACGTAATATTTCCTTGGTTACAAAAACACTTGCAACTACAAACTACTATTGTTAAACTTAGGGTAGCTGGGATGGAAGATGCCAGCTTATGAAGACACGTATAATACGTCTTGAAGAAAACGAACATTCATGCCAAATGGCTCAAGACTGTTTTAACCAAGCAGTATTGCATGGATTGCAACCTAAGTTTTATAAAGCAATTAACGGCAATGATGCAGTACGCCATTACCAAGCAACGGGTGTTAAATCAAAACGAAGAATGAAAAAAGGCAGACTAGGTGTACTAGGATGTTTTTTTAGCCATTATTATTTGTGGCAAGAATGTATGGTAACAGGCACGCCAACTCTTATTTTAGAACATGATGGTTACATGCTAAAACCCTTGCCAGAAAATATACTAGATACATTTGAAGATGTATTAAAATTAGACAGATGTGATCCGTATAGCGGCGCATATAATAAAGTATTAGAAGAAGAATCAACTCTAAATCTATCAATAGAAAAATATACAAACTTACAAAATAAAAATCCTGTTAAAATTGGAACAGGAAACTACTTCAAAGGTGCATATGCATATATAATAAAACCATCTGCTGCAACTAAATTAATTAGACATATACGACAAGATGGCCATGTTCCTGCTGACCAACAAATTGGTGACTGGATTGTTGATACTCGTACAACAGTACCTAGTCTAGCGAGACTACATCCGCACTACGCAGTCGGCGCAAATATTAAACAAGATAGTTTGACTAGGAATTTAAAGGAAACGTAATGTCGAAAAAATCAAAAAAACGTGAACCAGTATTTGTAATGGAAAAAAGAAACAATTGGTTTAACGAATATCACGACATGCCAGAACTAGGCATCACTGGCACACGCAAAATTAATGATAGAATTGCATATTACGATCAACAAGACTTTAAAAATGCTACTGCTATAGACTTAGGTTGTAATATGGGGCAAATGTCTTTCCAAGCAGAAAAATGGGGAGCAGATGTTATTGGTGTAGAGTTTGATGCTAATGCTGTTGCTAATGCATTGGAAATAAAAGAAAAAATAGGTTCTACTGTAAACTTTGTAGTTGATGATTTAGACAGTAATTTCTTTTGGAACAGTATTCCAAAACAAGATGTTGTTATGTTTCTTGCTGTTATCGATACACTTGAACTTGAAAATAGATATGGAATATTATCTAAAGCATGTGCAAAGACAAACAAAGTGATGTATTTTGAAGGACATGGCAAATCGCCTATTAGTAAATACCTAAAAAACATTGTTGACTATACTGACTTTTCTCAGATTGTATACAAAGGATATACTCCTACTAAACGTCCTTTCTTTAGATGCACTCGTGATGTATTAAATGAACAACAGTTTTTAGAAAAAATTATAAACTCTCAACATAAAAAGATTGCAGTTGTTGGAAAATCTTTGTCAGGAAAATCAACACTTAGATTAAAACATTGGCAGTCGCTAACTGATTTAGGATATAGTATTATTGACGATCTTCGGCATATTAAAACTGTGCAAGAAAATTCGCAAGGTATTCTTATACCAACATCTATTGATAAAATTTTACCTGAGCAAATTAAAAACTTTGATAAATTTGTCTGCTTCGATTATCGTGCTTTAGAATATTACGATGAGTTTGATGCTGTGTTTTTTGTTACACCAAACAAGGATTTAATTGGACAATCTAGGCCACGTAAAAATCCTATGAGAAGTCCAACAATAAAAAACTTTGATACAATAAAAGAAATATACACAGTTAGGGCGTATTAATGAGAACATTTTGGATGAACGGAAAGCCTAATTTTGGAGATCAACTAACTCCGTACGTTTTTGATTACTTCGGTATATCTCATTCAATGAGTGCTAAACTAGGTAAATGCCGAGCAATGTGTATTGGTTCTATTGCACACAGAGCTACTGACGATATGATTGTATTAGGCAGTGGATTAATGTTTGCAGATAAATTTACTGTTAATCCAAATGCTGATTACAGATTTGTGCGAGGCCCATACACTCGACAAAAAATAATAGATGCAGGTGGCAGTTGCCCTAAAGTTTACGGAGACCCCGCTATGCTTCTGCCATTGTTTTGCGAAGAAAGTGAAAAGGAATATGACGTAGGCATTGTTCCGCATTATGTAGACTACGAATATACCAAACAACAATATCCTAATTATAAAGTAATTGATGTTATAAACACTGATCCATTAGTAGTAGCAAAAGAAATAACAAAATGTAAAAAGATTATATCCACTAGTTTGCATGGAATTATTGGAGCACATGCATATGGTATTCCAGCAGCTTGGGTTAAATTTTCAAAAAAAGTAAAAGGCGACGGTATTAAATTTAATGATCATTATGCGTCTTTAGGATTAACAGCACAATCTTCAACAGTAGAAGACCCTATATATACTACTGGAACACTTGATTTAAATCCTATGATAAGTATTTTTGAAAACTTATCTCAAAGTAGTCAAATAACTTTATTACAATAAACTACGCACATAAATATCTACATGAAAGTAGTATTGGTTACGGGTGGCTTTGATCCACTACACTCAGGACACATTGAGTATTTTAAGGAAGCAAAAAAGCTAGGCGACAAACTTGTTGTTGCTGTGAATAGTGATGCGTGGCTCACACGTAAAAAGGGCAGACCTTTTATGCCTTTTGAAGAACGTATTAAAATTATTGAAGCACTTGAAGTTGTTGATCAAACAACATATGTTATGAGCGATGATGTAAACGATGATGCAGGCGGAGCAATCTTCCATACACTATCAACACACGGCAATATTGAGATTATCTTTGCAAATGGTGGTGACCGTAAGGAAGGCAACGTACCAGAAGAAGAACAATGGGGAGAAGACCCTCGTATAACATTTGTTTATGGTGTAGGCGGCAATAATAAAATGAATTCAAGTAGTTGGATACTTGATGAGTGGAAAACACAAAAAACAGAACGCGATTGGGGTTATTGGCGTGTGTTAGATCACAAGCCAGAAAAAGGTTACAAAGTAAAAGAACTAGTGATATACCCAGGCAAAAGTTTAAGCAATCAAAAACATTTCAAACGCTCAGAGCAATGGATAGTACTCGAAGGTGAAGTTGATATGATATCTGAATGGCAATCAAATGTTAACCAAGTCTTAATAACTCCAGACCGATCACCTTATGAAATCGGTATTGAAGTTTGGCACAAGCCAAGCAATCCTGGAAAAGAAAATGCACACATTCTTGAAATACAATGGGGCAGTGAATGCATTGAAGAAGATATAGAAAGAAGAGATTAATGAAAGTATATGTAGGTTACGACACAAGAGAAGATATAGCATACCAAGTGTGTAAGCACAGTATCACGACTAAACAACCAGCAGCAGAAATACGCCCACTAAAGCAACAAGAGCTACGAGATGCAGGCTGGTATACTCGTCCTAAGGACAAACTTGCAAGTACAGAGTTTACATTTACTCGCTTTCTTATTCCTGAACTAATGAACTTTAAAGGTTGGGCTGTGTTTATGGATTGTGATATGATCCTTACCACAGATATTAAAGAACTGTTTGATCAAGCAGATGACAAGTACGCTGTTATGTGCGTACAACACGATTACACACCTAAAGAAGGCACTAAAATGGATGGACAAAAGCAAACTATCTATCCACGTAAGAACTGGTCAAGTGTGATGCTGTTCAACTGCGGACATCCTAGCAATGCTAAACTTACACAAGATATGGTAAACGATCCTGAAATTAATGGCGCATACTTACATCGATTTAGCTGGCTGAAAGACGAAGAAGTTGGCGAACTAGATCATACATGGAACTATCTAGTAGGTGTGTATGATGACATCGAAACACCAAAACTAATACACTACACAGAAGGCGGACCGTGGTTTGAGAACTACAGGGACTGCGAATTCAACGAATTATGGAAACATGAACTACAGGAAATGATGAATGGGTAAAACAGCACCAATAGAAATAGCAGCAATAGACAGTGTCGGCGGCAACAACTACCATAAAAAAGGACACTCGTACGATCCTTACTTAGCAAGTATACTTAGAGGGATTGCACAGCATCCTACCACACTATCTACAATTGAATCTAATTGGGAAGAACAAGAAGACACTTCGACTATGCTTCTCATAAGAGGTCTTGGAGGCGGCAGTCAGAAAGCCATCAAACGTTGTTGGAAACAAGGACGTGAGTTTTATGCAGTTGACACTGGTTATTTTGGAAACGGAAAACATAAAACTTGGCATCGTATTACACGCAATGCTCTACAAAATATGGAACAGATGATTGATCGTGATTTTGAAAGACTTGCTGTTCAATTGCAAGTTGAAACCTGGGACGAAATCTACAAGCCATTTACACCTGGATCTAAAATATTAGTATGTCCTCCTAGTAACAAAGTTATGAACATGTTTGGACAACCTGAAGCAGAAATATGGACTAAGAATTTAGTGGAACAGTTAGAACAAATAACTGATAGACCTATTGAAATTAGGATGAAGCCTATTAGAAGTCAACGAGTTACCGGAAGCACTATACAAGAAGCATTACAAGATGATGTACATTGTTTAGTTACATACAATAGTATTGCAGCTACTGAAGCTCTAATGGAAGGCAAGCCTGCACTAACACTAGGACCAAATGCAGCGCAACTAATTTGTGAAACAGACCTTAATAATATCAACAATCCGCGCATACCAACTGAAGAAGAAATGTATAGATTTTTAACTCATCTGTCATATTCACAATTTACACAGCCAGAAATGGAAGATGGTACTGCTTGGGCTATTTTAAGGAAAGATGTATAATGACTATTAGTGTAGCAAGTTATCTAATGGGTATACCTCCTGGAAACAAAAATCCAGAAAAGCCTAAAATTATTGTAAACTTTATTGAAGGAGTGTGGACTGCTGGAGACAAAGGCCAAATTGTTTGTGATTACGACCCAATTGATGCTGATGTTGCAGTAGTGCAGGGCTTTGTTCATCCTGGCAGTAAGCAAGGATTGCACTTAACACTAAGAAAACAAGTTTTTGAAAAACAACAACGAGACAACAAGCGCAGCATTATTGTAGATAGCAACTTATTTTTATACGCTGATAAAGGCAACTCTCAACAATTTTTAAGATTTAGTTATGACGGTGTGTTTCCTAATACAGGAGATTATTGTAATCAAAATCCTGATCCTGCAAGATGGGATTTAATTAGTAAACGTATAGGAATTCAACTTAAACCGTATCGCAAAACAGGAGACAATATTTTAATATGTTGCCAGCGTGATGGCGGATGGAGTATGGGAGGCGAAGCCTTAATGCCATGGCTAGTTAGATCGATACAACAAATAAGAAAATATAGCGATAGAAGAATTATAGTTAGATTTCACCCCGGTGATAAAAATATACTCAATCACAAAAGAATGATAGCAAGATATAGAATGCCAAATGTAATAATAAGTCATGCAGCAAACATATTAGAAGACTTTCAGCATGCTCATTGTGTTATAAATCTTAACAGTAGTCCTACAGTAGCAGCAGCAATCGAAGGACTTCCTACTATAGTATTAGATCCCGAAAAAAGCCAAGCAGCAGATGTATCTCATCATCAATTATCAGATATTGAGAAATTAACAGAACGTGACAGAGAAACTTGGATACATAAAATGGCACAGATGCATTGGTCATTAAGTGAATTAAAAGACGGTACAGCATGGAGGCACCTAAGACAATGGGCAATCAAATAACAGTAGTAACAACATTTCATCCATCAGGATTAGTAAGATACGGACAACGATTTTTAGATAGCTTTGCATCTAGAGTAGACAAACGTATTAAACTTTTAGTATACGCAGAAGATTGTAAGCCTGACAATCCAGACCCTACAAGAATAGAAATACTAGATGCAAAGCAAGTGTTGCCAAAACTAAATGCATTTAAAGAACGTTGGGGTAATGTTCCTAAAGCTAATGGCGACGTTAGTAACGAGCCACAACGGCACACACGTAAGGATTGGAACAAAGAATTTAAATGGGATGCTGTACGCTTCGCTAACAAGACATACGCTGTGTATGACGCTTGTACACGCTCTAAGGACTGGTGTGTATGGATGGATGCGGACACTTTTGTACACAGTGATTGGGCGCATGGTGACTTTGTAGAGTTACTTCCTAGCAATGCATATATCACATATGTTGGCAGAGGCAAAGGCTCTCAGACATGGCCAGAGTGTGGTTTTTACGGAATGAATTTAAATCATCCTGTGTGTCATGAATTCTTAAAGGACTTTGAATCTATGTACGAAGATGCAGATAATGGTATTTTTACTCTTGATGAATGGCACGACAGTTATGTGTTTGGACATTTGTTAGAAAAGTACAAAGACTTTCCATCACATGATTATAGTGCTGATATGTATCTTAAGGAAGCAAAGAGTGGAGGCGGTGGACATCCACTAATTAATGGTCCATTAGGTAAATGGATCGATCATATGAAAGGTGGTCGCAAAGACAAAGGCAAGAGTCTTAGATCAGATATTATGGTCAACAGAAAAGAAGCATATTGGAATGAAATTTAGTTTATGGACAGATTATGGCGCACTTAATAGTAGACCGGTGTTTGATGCTTTTGCAACTAGCCTTGTGGACGATGGGCATACTGTTGTTTATAATGATAACACTGCCGACGTTAATGTTATTTGGAGTGTTCTTTTCCACGGCCGCATGGCTAGAAACAAAGCTATCTGGGAAAACGAAAAGCCTACTATAGTCCTTGAAGTTGGAGGAATAAATAGAGGTGTAACGTGGAAAGTAGGGCTTAATGGAATTAATAGGGATGGTTATTTTAGTCCCGGTGATTTTTGTAATAGTCGTAGCAATGATCTTGGGCTATTACTAAAACCTTGGCGCACCGATGGTGAATACATTTTAATTGCAGGACAACATGACAAAAGTCTGCAATGGAAAAACATGCCACCAATGAGCAACTGGTTCTTAAATACATATGACGAAATACGCAAACACACAGACCGTCCTATAATATTTAGACCGCATCCACGTTGTAGACTAGAACACATAGAACGTGGACTTAGACACGTAATAAGACAGGAGCCCCGACATGTTAACGGCACTTATGATTCTTTTGATATGGGGTTTGATAATATATATTGCACTTTCAGTCATAGTAGTAACCCTGGGATACATAGTATCATCGAAGGCGTTCCTGCTTTTGTTAGTCCTAGTAGTCTTGCTTACCCTGTCGCCAACGACATCGATTTTTTTCATGACATAGAAAATCCGTTGATGCCAAACAGAACACAATGGCTTAACGACTATGCACACACAGAATATACAATCGAAGAAATATCACAAGGTTTACCTTTAAAAAACTTGACAGCTGAGTTATTCTAAGTTATACTTTATGTATGATATTAAATTTAGAAGATTGCTTAGAACACCTTGCAGGCTTGCGTAACTCGCCAGTAGAGTTTACTATTGAAAAAACTGACTATACTATCATGAATAGTATTGCTAGACAGTGTTTCAAAGGTATGGCACTAACTGATAGACAGTCTGCACTTATGCATGAAAAACTGCAATCTTACAGAGATCAATTTACTAATTTAGATTGGGACTTTGATTATGCAGTTAATCAGTTGCGTCAACCATTGCGACACATTGATCGTAGCAAATATATTAAGATAGTAGAAGATTGGATTGTTATTAGATTTCCATTTAGAAAAACAGAAATAGTGTTAGTTCAAGAAGCTGCAACTAGAGCAGGTGACGGATATCATCATCAAAAAGGTTCTCATCAACACAACTTTGCATTTAATGAAGTTAACATTTTAAATTTATTAGATAGATTTAGCACCAAAGATTTTACAGTTGATCAAGAATTACTAGACATTTATGAACAAGTAAAACAAATACACAATCAGCCACAAAAATATCTAAGCGGAGTTTCTAACTTAGAATTGATAAACATTAACAATAAATTATTACCTATAATAAATGATGAACTTGGTGAACTTTCAAATGAAACATTCTGTCAGTTTGTTGATAGAAGATTTAGATATGGGTTCAATTATGTCGACAAGTTAAAAGAAACAACACTTGCAGATAAAATTGCATTACGCAAAGACAGTTCTTATCAAAGCAAACCTAGTGAAGAATCAACTTCTGGAATTTTAAATGCACTTTGGGATTTAAATAGATTTCCAATTTTAGTAATATTAGAAGAAGACAGAGCAGAAGATCAATTATATGAATTTGCAAATCATTATAGAGATATTTTAAATCCGGAACAACAAAGTGTACTATTTCGCTTAGAAGATAAAGATGCAGGCTTTAACCAATTGATTAAGGACAGAAAATTAAATAATTGGGTTGACAAATCTACAAAAGTAGTGTATATTAATAAAAGTAAGTTACCTAAGATACTTGTGAACAACGAATGGAAGCCTTGCGCTACATTTAGTTTTACAAGTACTTTAGATCGTTATTTGGATAATTATGTTTCATTTAACTGTGACTTAATTGTATATAGGGAAGAACATATAAGTCCCTTTAGGAGACATTCACGATACTATGGCTAGTTGTAAATTAATAATTGAAGATGAAGTAAACATTAAACTAGAAGGACTCGAAGTAGACATACGACGAAAACTAGCCAATGCACTTAAATTCGAAGTGCCGTATGCAAAGCATATGCCGCAGTACAAGCTAGGACGTTGGGATGGCAAAGTTGCTTTCTTTGGCATTGGCGGCAGTGGTTATGTTAATCACCTTGATGTTGTTAGTCAAGTGCTTGCAAAAAACAATGTTGAAATAGTAGCTATTGAAGATAAACGTCATCCAATTAAATTAGAATTTAAACCAGTTACAGAAACATACTGGAAAGATCAAGGCGTTGTATGGCCTGAAGGTCATCCAGCACAAGGCGAAGATATTATTCTTCGCGACTATCAAGTTGAAGCAATCAACAACTTTATTGCTAATCCACAGAGTCTTCAGCAAATTGCTACAGGCGCTGGCAAAACAATTACGACAGCTACGTTATCACATCTCAGTGAACCTTACGGGCGTAGCTTAGTTATTGTGCCTAATAAGTCCTTGGTTGAGCAAACCGAAGAAGACTATATTAACTGTGGATTAGACGTAGGGGTGTACTTCGGAGACAGAAAGCAACTAGGTAAGACTCACACTATTTGCACTTGGCAGAGTTTGAATATACTCGACAAGAAGCACAAGGACGGCAGCGCGGTGCTATCACTCGCCGAGTTCCTAGAAGGTGTTAGCACTGTTATTGTCGACGAAGTACACATGGCGAAAGCAGAGGTCCTCAAAAATCTGCTTACTCGCAACCTACGAAATGCACCTATCCGTTGGGGACTAACAGGCACTGTGCCAAGAGAAAAGTTTGAATTTGAAAGTATTCACGCTAGCCTTGGTCCTGTTATCGGAAAGATTAGTGCTAAGGAATTGCAAGACAAAGGTGTGCTATCACAGTGTCATGTTAACGTAGTACAACTAATTGACACAGTAGCACATAGAGATTATCAAGGCGAACTAAAATACTTAACATCAGATCCGGCACGTTTAGAATATATCGGTAAGATGATGAATACAGTATCACAATCAGGCAACACACTAATACTAGTAGACAGAATTAGCGCAGGCGAAACACTAGCAGAACTAATACCTAACAGCACGTTTGTAAGCGGCGCTGTTAAAGTAAAAGATAGGAAAGAAACATATGACACAATACGTGAAGGAACTAATGAAGTTATTATCGCAACCTATGGCGTTGCTGCCGTGGGTCTTAACATTCCTCGTATTTTTAACTTGGTTCTTTTGGAGCCTGGAAAGAGTTTCGTTAGGGTAATACAAAGTATTGGTAGAGGCGTTCGTAAGGCAAAAGACAAAGACTTCGTACAAATTTGGGACTTGACATCTACATGCAAGTTTGCGAAGCGACACTTAACTCAACGTAAGAAATTTTACAAAGAAGCTGAGTACCCATTTACAATTGAAAAAGTGGATTGGAATTAAATGAGAATATTAACATTAGATAACGAATGCTTCAACTTAGACGATTTACCAGAAACTATAGAAGAAGATGTACGTTTTAGCGTACTAGATAATAGTGATCCAAAAAATCCTGACTTCTTTTTTGTGCCGCTAATTTTCTTAGAAAGTTTTAGCGCACCAGCTATGGTATTAGATATTGGCGGCAGAGAAGTTACTATGCCGGTGGATTGGAATATAGCAGTAGGCTGTTCAGAAAGTGGCAACGACTTAGAAATTTTGCCTCTAACTAGTATTAACGATAGAGGATTTGAAGCATTCCTTTTTAATCCTTTAACTAGTTTTAAAACAGATTTTGCAGAAATTAAAATTACTAATTTTTATACAGATGTAAAATGGTATTTTCCTAAAGTAAAAAATGGACAATTACTAAGTACACCAATTACAGAAGGCAAAGATCCACTGTGTGCATTCTTTGTTAAAGATATTAGTAGACAGTGCGAAGTAATAGAATATAGCTTGTTGATGTAGGAGTAAACAACATGGGAATTAAAGCAGGAAAAATTTGGGGAGCCACAGAGCTGATCCATGCTAACGGTGTACTAGAGTTTCACCGTATCGAATATAACGCAGGTTATAAGTGTAGCGAACACGCACACGAATTTAAATGGAACGGATTCTTTGTTGAATCGGGCAAGATGCTTGTTCGAGTTTGGCAAGATGATCAAGGACTAGTTGATGAAACTATTCTTGAAGCTGGAGACTTTACGCAAGTGAAGCCTGGCAAGATTCACCAGTTTGAAGGTTTGGAAGATGGTGTCGCTTTTGAACTATACTGGGCTGAATTTAATCACGACGACATTGTTCGTCGAACAAGTGGCACAGCAACAGGAAAGAAGAAATAAAAATGTTTAAAAACATCGATAAGAAGATGATGCTCAAACTTGCACTATTGCACGTTGTAGTCATCACAATTAGTAATGCACTCGTTGCAATTCCAGTAGAGATTGCTGGGTATAAATTAACTTGGGCGGCGTTTACGTTCCCATTAGTTATTCTAGCAACTGACTTAACAGTTAGAATGTTAGGTAAGAATATTGCTCGAGCAACTATTGCCGCAGCATATCCAATTGCGATTATTACAAGTATTGCAGTTGTACTAGCAGAAGGTGCACCAGAGAGTGTAGCAATGCGTATTGGCTTTGCATCAGCAACAGCATATGCAGTAGGTACATTTATTGACGTATATGTATTCCAAGCAATTAGAGAGCGTATGAGTGTATGGTGGTTAGCACCTGCATTGTCAACTGTGGTTGCAAACGTAATCGACAGTTACACATTCTTTGCAGTTGCATTCAACAACAGCGCCGATGAGTATATGGCTGCTAACTGGATGGAAATTGCAGGATCACAAGCTGTACTAAAAATTGCAGTAGGTTTAATTATCTTCCTACCAGCATATGGGTTACTACTACGTTACATCAAAGGACGTACGAATGACACAGCCCAGGGGTAATTTACTACCCGGAGAAGCAATGGTATATGAGCGTAGCGACGGTGTTGTCTACGCTCATTACCGCGACAAACCTGAGATACCTCGTTGGATTGTAGGTGGGGATCCAGCAGGTGTTGCTAAAGCACAAGGCGAACTGTTAGACTACAGTGAGTGGAAAAATTTATGCGAAGTAGCACAAACAAATGCTACTCTTAAAAAGCAAATGGATAAGTTAGTAACAACCTATTATACAATCAAGGAACACAAATGAAATATGAAAATTGGGAAATCGGCGGTGATGTTGTTAAAGAAGATGATCGGTATGTTGTAAAAGATAACACACTATTAAACAACTTAATTGTAAGTAGTACAATGTTATCAGCTAATAAGAGTACAACAGGACATAGACACGCTGGACAAGAAGAAGTTTATATTTTTGTCAGTGGCAGTGGACAAATGGAACTTGATCATAAAATAATTGATGTAACAGCAGGCGATACTGTATTAATTGAAGATAATGTATTTCACAAAGTACATAACAATACAGACGTTGGATTAAAATTTATTTGTGTATTTGACGGAGGGAGAAACCATTGAGAATTATAGCAGGACCATGTCAACATGAAGGACTAGCACAGAGCTCAGAAATTGCTAAAGAGTGTAAACGTGTGTGCGACAAGTATGGCATTGAATACTACTTTAAGGCAAGTTACGACAAAGCAAATCGTAGTAGTTTACAAGGAAAGCGCGGTGTTGGAATAAATGCAACACTCAACGACTTCTTAGCACTAAAGGATACGTTAGGTGTAAAGACACTAACTGATGTGCATGATCATGTGCAGGTTGCACGTATTGAAAGAGAATTTAAGTATGCAGTTGATGTCTATCAGATTCCTGCATTCTTGTGTAGACAAACTGATCTACTAAAAGCAGCTTGTGCTACAGATAAAATTGTTAATATTAAAAAAGGACAGTTTCTAGCACCCTGGGACATGAAAGGCATTTTGTCTAAAACCGATGGTGCTAAGGAAGTTTGGATCACTGAACGAGGAACTAGTTTTGGATATAACAACTTGGTTGTTGATTTTACCGGCATTGATTATATGCTTTCTAATTTTGATATGCCTGTGGTTTTTGATGCCACACACAGTGTACAGAAGCCGGGTGGCCTTGGAGGTAGTAGCGGCGGCAATAGGGATTACGTTCCTGGTTTACTTCGCGCGGCAAGTGCTTTGGGTGTTAGAGACTTCTTTATAGAGACACATGCAGATCCAGAAATTGCCCCAAGCGATGGACCTAATATGTTACACATAGAAGATTTTGAAAGGACAGTAGATGAAATCCACCGCTATTCTTATACCCGCTAGATACGGCAGCACACGTTTTCCAGGTAAGCCGTTAGTTGCATTAGACAACATTCCTATGATACGTAGAGTGTTTGAACGCTGTCGTGCAACTGGATACAATGTATATGTGCTTACAGACGACAAACGTATTGCTGACAAGTTTAAGCCACATGAAGTTATTATGGACCTAGCTGATTATGAAAACGGCACAGAACGATGTGCTGGCGCTGTAGCAATGCGCACACTTGATGAGTTCGATTACTTTGTTAACGTACAAGGTGACATGCCTGATGTAACAGTTGAGATGATTGAAAAATGTATCTTTAGTCTTATGCACTATCCTGTAAGCACAGTGTTTGCAAAGATGTCAGAAGAAGAACAGAACAATCCTAACAGTGTTAAGATGGTACGTGCAGGCGACAACGCTCTGTGGTTTGGCAGAGGCATGACTGGATATGGTGACTGGCACTTGGGTGTATATGGATATCGTAAAAATGCATTAGAGATGTATCCAGGTATGCAAGTTGAAAAAGAAGAACGCATTGAAAAACTTGAACAACTGCGCTGGCTAAAAAACGGTTGGCAAATTGGTTGTTTGAGTGTATACTTTAATGGAGTAGAGATTAATACACCGGAGGATGTCGAAACATGGCAGCAGAAAAACTTGCAATAAAAGAAATCCTCAGTTGGATTGACAATGGCGAAAGTGAGATTTGGAATCACTTAGAAGATGATCACAAAAAGCAAATTAGCTTTTGGTTGTTGAATAGATACGTTAGTGGCATTAACGGTAGTCGTGAAAAACAGGAACTTGCTGTGTTCAAGACTAACGAATACTACAACAAGAATTTTAACGATATCGGAGTAAGCAAAGACAAAGGTCATCCAAAGTTATTATGGCAGTTGTTGTGTATGTGTGGCAACACAGGCAAGAATGAATTCCATCCGTGGATTGGTTTTAAGAAACGTGACGGTAGTACAGGCAAAGCAATGCAATTACTAGAAAAAATATATCCACACTTAAAGACAGACGAGGTTGAAACACTTGCTAGAATATCTACAAAAAAAGAACTCAAACAACTCGCAGAAGAGCATGAAATTGCAGTCAAGCTCTAAACCATACAAATGTGAATACTGTGGAAGCAGTTATGTAAGAGAGTCGACTCTTATGGCGCATGTGTGTGAAAAGAAACGTAGAGCTTTGCAAAAAGATGAACGCAGAGTGCGACTAGGCTTCTACGCATTCAATCAGTTTTATAAACTAAGTGCGGGATCAAAGCGTGATAAAACATATGAAGAGTTTTGCAAAAGTAGTTATTATAATGCATTTGTAAAGTTTGGTAGTTTTGTATCTAATGTAAAGCCGTTGTATCCTGAGAAGTATATTAACTATGTTGTAACCAGCGGAGTTAAATTAGATCACTGGTGCAGAGAAGAAATGTATGAAACATACGCAACTGATCTTATTAAGAAGGAAGGTGTAGAAACTGCACTTGAACGTAGTATTAATACCATGCTGGAATGGGCAGATGAAAACAACAGTGTATGGAATCACTATTTCTTGTATGCATCACCTAACAGAGCAGTGTGGCATATTAAGGATGGAAAGATTAGTCCGTGGCTAATGCTTAATTGCAAAAGTGGAAAAGAAATGCTAGGTAACTTCAACGACGAGCAACTAGGCATGATATATAATATTGTAGATCCAAAGCACTGGGGTGTTAGATTTAAAAGACAAGTAAAAGATGTACAATTAGTAAAAGACGTCGTAAAGGAGAGTAAATTATGAAATTATTAAAATATCCAGATGACTTTTTAAATAAAAAAGTCAAAGCAGTTGATTTAGAAAATCCCGGCTTTGATCCTGTAGAACTTAAAAAAGAAATGGTAGATCTTATGCTTGCTAGCAATGGCATAGGACTTAGTGCTAATCAAGTTGGACTGGATGCACAAGTGTTTGTTATGGGAGACAGCGTAGAAAATAGTACACTATGTATTAATCCTACAGTACTACAATACACAGAAGAAACTGTAGACGACATTGAAGGTTGTTTAAGTTTTCCAAATGTGTTTGTTAAAATTAAACGTCCTAAAGAAATACTTGCAGAGTGGTATAATGAAAAATTAGAAAAACAAACTGTAAAGATTGAAGGGTATAGTGCCAAGTGTTATTTGCACGAACTAGATCATTTGCTAGGTATTACATTCAAAGATCGTGCAAGCAAACTAAAATGGAATATGGCTGAAAAGAAAGCACGTAAAATGGGGAAACAACTTGCCTGATATTGATATAGATTTTGCAGACAGGGATGTAATACTATCACGTCTAAAACATCGTGTGGCAAAATTAAACACAGGTAAAAAACACAACACTGGTGTGTATGCTACAGAGATACCACACAACCCTGTGGATAACTTATCTACGATCGAACACAAGACAGCAGACGAACGTGGATACTTTAAACTAGACTTTCTTAATGTTAGCATATACAAAGATGTTAAGGATGACAATCATTTAACAGAACTAATGAAAAGGACACCATTATGGCAACTACTGGAGCACGAAGAATTCAGCGAAAAGGTATTTCATCTAAACGGACACAGCAGTCTATTGAAACAATTGAAGCCTTGTTCCGTGGAACAACTAGCAGCAACTTTAGCAATTATTCGTCCAGCCAAGAGGCACCTAGCGAACGAAACTTGGACAACGATAATGAAGGAAGTGTGGACAAAGCCAACTGATGGTGCATACTACTTTAAGAAAGCACATGCTGTAAGCTATGCAATGGCTTGCATAGTACATATGAATTTATTATGTGAGCAAATTAGTTCTTAGGTTTACGAACTAGTTGAACACTTTTACGTTTGATTCGTTTAATTGTTAGATTATTTAAATTAACACACGGCCCAATGGATACTCGTACATCTTTAGAGTTCATTGTAATAATTGCATATCTATAAGGTTCCATTTCGTTCCTAAGAAATATACTTATTGGTATTAATCTATTAGATTCCCACCACCATACATCGCCCATTTCTAAAAATGATTGTTGTTCAGCTTCTGTTCTAAGATCTGTATAAACATACATGCTTGTAACAATGGCATCTTGATTAATTATGATGCCAATATACTCATGACCGCCATAAGTTACTACGCTTAAAAATGGAAAATTTTCTTGTATATCTTTTGTTAACATGTGTTTCCGATAAATATTAGTATGCAATTGTTACCAAGATATTTAGTCGACAATACAACCACTGTCGTTGCAGATTTGGCAGGATTCATTACGGAGTACAGACCAGTGTATAACAAACAACTTCAATTATATAAAGGCATAGATAATGTCTTAGAATTTAGATTATTAAATGCAGATCAGAAACCTGTAGATATTACAAGCTATACTCCAAAGTTTGTAGCGTTTGATGAAACCAATCAAATGGTATTAGAAAAGGATGCTACTATATTAGATGACGGGTCGACTATTACAAGAGGCAAGTTTAAAGTCACAGTGTCAGAAAATGAATTATTGAATATTAAACAGCAGTATCTAAGTTACAATATATACATGCAAGAATCAGATGGCGACAAAGTATTAACTTATAGTCACAGTAACTTTGATAATGATGCTACAATTTTTGTTAACGGCAGAACTTTTCCAGGTCCATTAAATTCTTATTCAGTAACAACGTTTGAACAAGAATCTGTTGGTGTTGATAAATGGTATAGCGAAACAGTTGATGCACAGCCTGCTATTAATGGCAACGAAGCATTACACACCGCAGCAGTGTATACAGCGTCATACAGTGGTGATGTAGTGGTACAAGCTACTTTGGATAACCAAGTAACAGAAAGCACACAGTGGGCGGACGTTGCTACACTAACGTTTGTAGGTACAGAAACAGAGCCAAAGCCTGTGAACTTCAATGGCGTGTTTAGTCATGTAAGATTTAAAACTGATGCAAATCCAGCAGACAAAATTACCAAAGTATTAGTAAGAAATTAGGTTGACAAAGTAATATAATTACGTTATAATAAGCGTATGAAAAATAAATATAAACTCGTAGCCGCATTCTGTGCGGCTTTTTTAATGACCCCAGTATATGCACAAGAACTAGTTATATATGTATATGCTGACAGAACACCTTCATCTGTTGCTAGTACTACATATTCATATGAGTCAGTTGAAGTAGAAGACCTTGAAGAGGTGTCTAGTTTAGACATTTTGACAAGCGGACCAAAAGGACAAATGAGCTCCTTGTATATAAGAGGCGCTGATAGTGATCAAAGCCTTGTAACCCTAAATGGTATTTCCATAAAAGACCAAAGTAGCCCAACAGGTACAGATGATCTTGGACAACACAACTTTACAGGAATAAGTCTTGTAGAAGTATACAAAGGTCCAATGAGTAGTTTGTATGGTGCAAACGCTGCTGGAGGTGTAGTTAATCTGATATCAGATGTTACAGGAAGATCATATGCAGGAGTAACAATAGGTAGCAATAATTTGTTAGCTGGTGAAACACAACTGTCTGGTAGAGTAAAGGATATAGATTATTCTTTTACAATAGGAAAAGAAATTAGTGACGGTATAAGTGTATATCCAGATGGCCAAGAAGATGATCCGTACGATAATGAAAATGTAAACTTAAATTTATTATACTC